GTTAATATGTCCGAGTGGGAACAAGAGAACGAAGCCTTCCTGAAAAAAATCGGGCAGGTTAGCACACCAACACCAAAGCCAGCATCTACTAAGAAAGACGAGGAATAATCCTAATGGCTGTATTTCTAAATAACAATGTAGGCGTTAAGATTAACACTGTTGATCTTTCTGACCATGTAACAGCAGTAACAATCAATCGTTCATTTGATGAGCTAGAAGTCACTGCAATGGGCGACACAGCACACAAGTTCGTTAAGGGCTTGGAAGCATCTACTGTAACTATTGATTTCCTAAACGACACAGCATCAGCTAATGTCCTTGCAACACTCCAAGCTGCATGGGGCACAACAGTTACATGTGTATTCCTACAGACAAAGGGAACAGCAGTATCTGCTACTAACCCTCTATACACTGTTTCATTGCTAGTCAATAACACTACAGACATCAATGGTGCTGTAGCAGACATTGGTACTATGTCAATCACATTTACTGCTAATTCAACCATTGCAGTAGCAACTACAGGCACATTCTAAACAACTAAACAAAGGGGCAGCTCATGGCAAGACTAAAGATAGTTCGTACAGATGGGAGCGTTATTGAAGGCGAAATTACTCCAGCAGTGGAGTATGCATTCGAGCAATACGCTAAAAAAGGGTTCCACCAAGCTTTTCGTTTAGATGAAAAGCAGTCGGATGTCTATTGGCTTGCTTGGGAAATTACACGCAGATCAGGTGAAACTGTTAAGCCGTTCGGGATTGAGTTTATCGAGACACTTAAGTCAGTGTCTGTCGAGGACTCTGACCCTTTAGCTTAAAGCGCGATTATCCATTCACCTACTTAATAGCTCGATTGAGCATTAGGTTGGGAATCGCGCCACAGCAGTTATTGGATTTAGATAAGACTATGCTTGATGCATTATTGCAAGGTCTAAAGGATGAAGCGAAAGAGGTGAGCGATGCCAGCAAGCGTCAAGGGCGGCATCGCGCTTAGAAAGTCTTTGCGGGCTTTCAGTCCAGATTTAGCCAAAGCATTACCTAAAGAAGTTGCAGCAGCATTGAAGCCAATTACTAAGTCCGCTCGCGGATACTTGCCAGATAATTCATCAATTTTAAGTGGATGGTTGCCTAGAGAAAACTCTCAGGCTCGTTTCCCTACCTACGATGCCAAAATTGCTCGAGCTGGCATTGGCTATAAGACCACACCATCGAAGCCAAATCGCAGAGGCTTTAGATCACTTGCTCGCGTATTCAATAAAAGTGCTGCTGGTGCAATTTATGAGACTATGGGTCGCAAGACACCTAACAGTTCTTTTGTAGAGAATCAGACGAATAAATATAACTCTCCAATTAAAGGCAAGGACAAGATGGCTGGTCGTGCCTTGTTTAGAGCCTATGAAGAAAACAACGGCAAAGCCCGACAAGCAGTTTTAAAAGCAATCCAATCTGCTGCTAATAAACTAAACGCGAGAGCAAAGGTGTAACTCATGGCAAACATTGTTATTGATATTGCCGCAGAGTTTGTAGGCAATAAGGCATTTAAGCAAGCAGACACAGCAACAGACCGCTTGACTAAAAATGTCAAGACCCTTGCTAAAACTTTTGGCGTAGCATTTAGCACGACTGCCATTCTTGCTTATGGCAAAGCTTCAGTTAAAGCAGCAGCAGCAGACCAAAAGGCACAGCAACAACTTGCTCTGGCTTTGAAGAATGTAGGGCTTGAAAGAACCGCAACATCGGCTGAGACTTATATTCAAAGACTTCAAAGCGAGTTTGGAATTGTTGATGATTTACTTCGCCCTGCTTATCAGAGCCTAGCTGTAGCAACCCGCGATTCTGCCGAATCACAAAGATTACTCAATCTTGCGTTAGACATTTCTGCCTCAACTGGCAAGGACTTAGGGTCAGTCACAACCGCCTTAGGTCGTGCCTTTTTGGGTAATAACACAGCAATTACTCGTTTAGGCGTAGGCATATCCAAAGCAGATTTAAAAACTAAATCTTTTAAAGAAATTACAGATGATTTGAGTCAGACTTTCAAAGGTTCGGCTAAAGCAGCTTCAGATACTTTTGCAGGATCAATAGCAAAGCTGGGTGTAGCCTCAGCCAATGTTCAAGAAATTATAGGCTTTGGCCTTATTGATTCTTTAAAAACTTTAGGCGGTAACACAACTATTGATGATCTTGCGGATGATATGGAAAGAGCAGCAACTAACTTAGCGGATTTCCTTCGTGGCTTATCACAAATTGGCACATTTGAAATAAATAACAAAACAAAGTCTTTCTTTGAATTATTGCTTACACCATTTCAGCGTTCATTTTCCGCTGGCCCATTAGGAGCAATTACAAGAATTGGCGCAACTTCCCGTAGAGCCAGTGAAGTAGGTGCGCAAAAGAACCCAATTCAATCAGGCTCATATTTAACTAATCAGACTAAAATAACTAAACTTACTATAGCCCAGACTAAAGCAGCTCAAGATCAGTTAAAATTGGCTAAGGCTAAATCAATCTTTGACCTACAGAAAATCCAGATTGAGGCAGCCTTGAAAGGTAGGATTTCAGAAGAAGATCGTATTCGTCTAAAACTTATGCAGGCTATTGAATCTGAAAACATAAGCCAGATTGAGAAATACACAAAACTGCTTGACGATGCTCAGAAGAACACAGAAAAGTTAGTCAGTACCCTTGCAGGCATCAAACCTTTAGATGATATTTTTAAGAACTTTAACTTTATGTCTGTCAAACAGCAATTAGATACACTAGAAGGTTATTTCAAGTCTTTTGTTGGGTCAGCAGCTTCTGCATTCAATGCTTTAGGTGCATCACAAAGAGCAGCACTTGGTGGTTTTGTACCATTTACAGGGGCAACTAACGCATCTTTGGGCATTACATCTACTGGCGGAGCTACAACATCAATGCCATCAACAGTCGGGTTAGGCAAAACTGGTACAGGCAATCAACTCCCAGCAGGCGTAACCATTGCAACAACTGTAAATACAGGTATTGGAGACCCAGAAACAATAGCCCGCGCTGTTGAAGATGTTATTCGACAAGCTGTTGGGCGTGGAACATCGAGTTTGCTGCTACCAGTATGACATGGCTTCCAGAATGGCGTATCACGGTAGGCACTACTGTTTATACAAATGTAACCTCTGTTAATGTTACTACGGGTCGCATTGACATTGATCGGCAATGTCAAGCAGGTTATGCCCGTATGGACATCATCAACCCAACCAATGCTCTTTTTGACATTGATGTAACCGATTCCTTAACCCTAGAACTTAAAGATAGTGCTGGTGTATATGTGCCTGTTTTTGGTGGCACAGTCTCAGACTTTAGAACCTCAGTCAGAAGCCCAGAAGAAACTGGCTTTGTCACAATTGGCTCAATCCTTGCAGTAGGAGCATTGGCTAAATTACCTAAAGCTATTTACACAGCAGCAGTAGCCCATGACTTAGATGGTGAGCAGATTTCTATTATTCTTCAGGATTTATTAGTTAATGAATGGATAGAAGTAGCGCCTGCTCTACAGTGGTATAACTACGACCCAACTACCACATGGGCTAATGCTGAGAATGTCGGCTTAGGCGAAATCGATGCTGGGCTGTATCAGATGGATAATCTCAGCGCAGCAGACCGCAACACACAGACTTTAGTCACCCAGATAGCGGATAGCGCACTAGGTCTGCTATATGAGGACAAGCAGGGGCGCATAGCCTATGCAGACGCGGATCACAGAAGCACCTATTTAGCAGCTAACGGCTCAACCCAATTAGACGCAAATTACGCAACGCCATCCAGCGTTAAGTCCATTTTACAAATTGGCAAGATTCGTAACAGCGAAATTGTCCGTTATGGCAATGATTACAACAGCACTTATTCAGCTACAGACGATGCTTCAATTACTAGCTATGGTCGTTATCAAAAGAGCTACGACTCTAATATCCGTTATCTTGCAGATGTTGAGGATATTGTAGAGCGAGACTTAGCCTTGCGCTCGACACCTAGAACACAGCTTGACCAGATTACCTTTAGACTCGATAACCCTACAATGCCATCTGCCCAACTAGACGATCTTATCAACCTGTTTTTTGGCGAGCCAGTAGTTATTACTAACCTACCCTTTAACATGTTCGAGGGGTACTTCTCAGGCTTTGTAGAGGGCATTTCACTTGCAGCGACTCCAACTTATGTTGATGCAACTATCTATGTCTCACCTACAGACTTTTCACTTATTGCCCCAACATGGGCGACAGTAATCCCAACCAATACCCTTTGGAGTGGCGTAAATGCTACACTAGTGTGGTCTAAAGCGATCGGAGTAATAAACTAATGGCAACAACAACCCCTAATTTTGGTTGGGCAGTGCCGACCAGCACTGACTTGGTCAAGGATGGCGCAGTAGCCATTGAGACACTAGGCGATTCAATCGATGCATCTTTAGTTGATCTCAAGGGTGGCACTACAGGTCAGGTACTTGCTAAAGCATCTGGAACAGACATGGACTTTTCTTGGGTTGCACAGGATGATTCTAATGCAATCCAGAACGCAATCGTTGATGCAAAAGGCGATTTGATTGGTGCAACGGCAGCAGATACTCCAGCGCGTTTAGCAGTAGGCACAAATGGTCAAGTGCTTACAGCCGACTCAACAGCTGCAACAGGTTTAAAATGGGCAGCGAGTGCAAATGATGTTGGCACTTGGACTACTTATTCACCAACATTGAGTAATTTAACAGTGGGTAATGGAACACAAATTGCGCGTTATCAAAAGGTTGGAAAAACAGTAAATGTTTTTTACCAATTAACTTTAGGATCAACAAGCACCGTTGGAAATACTCCTAACATTACTTTGCCTTCAACACCAGTCCAAGCCAACTTTTATGCAGGTTCGTTGAATATGATAGATTCCGGAAATACAACATTCATGGGACAAGCTTTAATTACTGGCGGGGCTTTGTATCCACAAGCAATCCAGTCAAACGGCACTTATACTAATGCAGCAAATGTGACTTCTACTGTTCCTATGACTTGGACAACTTCTGATGTTTTAACAATGCAATTAAGCTATGAGGAGTCATAAAATGAGTTTTACATTTAATGGTTTTTTTCCAAATGCTACTAATGAACAAAAATGGGAACAAATTAAAGCATGGCGTAATGCTGAATTAGCTGCTTCTGATTGGACTCAGGTTGATGATTCTCCAGCTGACAAAACTAAGTGGGCTGCTTATCGTCAGGCATTGCGCGATTTACCAGCTCAAGGTGGCATGGCAGATGCAGCGGAGTTTCCTGTTGCACCATGAAGCCGCGTCTATCTAAAGCTGCAATCCAGTTAAGAGAGCAGTTAGATGATTCCTTCCCAGATCGTGACAGGGCATCGGATGGTTGGGTCGGTGATACCCGACACGCTGCTCGCAAGTCTGATCATAATCCAGATGAGCAGGGCTGGGTTCGTGCCATTGACCTTGACGCAGACCTATTCGGTGCAGGAGTCAAACCGCATATCATGCCAGACCTTGCAGATCAACTTCGAATCAGTTGCAAGTCTAAAGCAGAGAAGCGCATCTCGTACATTATTTTTAACGGCAGGATTGCGTCTCCCGTCCTTAACTGGAAGTGGCGCAACTACACAGGGGCTAACAAACACCTTCACCACATGCATGTCAGCTTTAAGAAAGAAGCTGACTTACTGGGTGAGTTTTTTCAAATACCTATGTTAGGCGGAGAATAATGAATGAACTAAAGACAGCAGCAGGTTCTTGGGCTAGAGCCTTTTTAGTAGCAGTAATCTCAATGGCAGCTGCTGGGGTCACTGACCCTAAGGCTCTTATTGCAGCAGGTGTTGCTTCTATTCTGCCACCAGTTATGCGCTATCTCAATGTCAATGATCCCGCTATGGGAATTAAGAAGTGACGCAGCAGGATTTCTTTACTTTCTATCTAGCAACTCTCGGTGTCATTGGGGGTCTTGCTGGTTATGTGATTACCCATTTGTTGTCTGAGATTAAAAGACTCAACACGCGAGTTGATGAAATCTACAACATCTTACTAGACAGGTAACATTCTGCTATGGCAAGAAAAGCAAAAGAGCTAGAGGAACAGGGTTACTCAAAACTTGATGCTTACTGCATCGGATTACATGAGTATTGGAAGTCATTGCGTAAAGCGGGTTTCGCTGAAGGTGTCGCGCTATTTATGATTACTGATACTCAGTCCTATCCTGCATGGATTCTGCCAGACCCAGTCGATCCAAACAGGTTCGGCGATTATGAAGATGAGGACGATGACTAAACGCCGATACTTGGTTATCTCGGATTTACAAATCCCTTATCACCATGAGCAAGCTGTTAAGAATCTTATCAAGTTAGTAAAACGGGAGAAGTTCGACCTTATCCTAAATACAGGTGACGAGCTAGATATGCAGTCTCAGTCGCGCTGGGCGCAGGGTACTGCTCTGGAATGGGAAGGTACGCTAGATGCTGACAGAAGCCTTGCGCAGGATATTCTCTATGAACTCGGCACAACAGATGTCACTCGCAGCAATCACACAGACCGCCTATACCACACACTATTACGCGCACCTAGCCTCATCGGATTACCAGAATTGGAATACGCAAAGTTTATGGACTTCGCTGGACTCGGAATCCGCTTCCATAAAAGACCATTCGAGTTTCATAAGGGATGGGTCTTAGTCCATGGCGATGAAGGATCAATGAACTCCAACGCTGGACTTACAGCTCTAGGGCTGGCTAAGAAGTTCGGCAAATCTGTGGTCTGTGGTCACACTCACAGGGCGGGCATTAGTGCCTTCACAGAGGGCATAGGAGCGTCATACAGGACTTTGTGGGGCTTAGAGGCAGGAAATGTCATGGACAAGAAGAAAGCCTCTTATCTCAAGGCTGGGAGTGCTAATTGGCAGATGAGCGTGGCAGTCATTGAGACACATGGAGACCGCGTTAGCCCGATGCTAGTGCCTATAAACAAGGATGGGTCATTTACCTTATATGGACGACTTTACGCTTGATGTAGTACGCACCATTGACACGATGATTGATGAGGCAGATTCGTTACCATATCGTTATCAAAATGTGCTTGATTAGTCTGGGCATTGTGCAACACTAATCCTGTAGCCAATCGAGGGCATTGGCACAGATAGGTACAAAAATGACTACAGCTTCACTATTTATCAAAACACTTGAATCAGGTACTAAGGTCTATGTTGCAGGTTGCGTGGTTTGCAACATGCCTCCTAAAAATAATAAGGGTGACTTTCTTGGTCGGTGCGAACACTGCACTGAGAAGGTGGGTGCATAATGACAAATAACGAGAAGCTGCTTATTATCTGCCTTATTGGGGCAAGCATTAGCTTTATTATATGGGCGTTACAATCTTACAAAGAAGCCTATGAACGCGGCCATCGCGATGGCTGGCATAAAGGCAGAGCTGTGAATCGCTCAGAGTTCTGGTCAGAATGAAGTATCAGGAGATTCTACAGAGTGCAACGGACATTATTCAAGATCGTGGTCTCAACGACTACGGCCACCCAGCAGATAACATGCAACACGCAGCAATGCTCATTAGTGCATACCTACAGCACCCAGTCGAGGACTATCAAGTCTGTGCAATACTCGCGCTCATCAAGATTGCGAGAGCCAGTTCAGGCACAGTCGATAAGCCAGATAATTACATCGATGGAGCAGCCTATATTGCTCTAATGGGGCAACTAGCTACAGAGGAGAATGAATTATATGTTTAATCTTTCAGAGTATGAGCCAGTGGAGGTAAGACTTGAAAAGTTTATTAAAGACCATCCAGATTTTCGCATTAGCACTGAGTTGGAAGTTGTGGAAGCTAGTAGATATATCGTTAAGGCATATCTCTATAAGACTAGCCAAGATAGCATCGCATGGGCGACAGGGTACGCGGAAGAAACAGTTAGCACTCGCGGGGTCAATCAAACTTCTGCATTGGAGAATTGCGAGACATCTGCAATTGGCAGAGCACTTGCAAATGCGGGTTATGCTCCTAAAGGAAAGCGTCCTAGCAGAGAAGAAATGAGCAAGGTCGCACCTAATCATCCTGCACTTAAAGTAGTTAGGGATCAACAAAAGCCAGCACCACAGGACATAAAAGAGGGCGATGTAGATTATTGGACAACGCCACTTGGTGAAATACTTAAGACAACAGGCGCACCAGTAACTCTGGAGAATGCATTGGCAACAGTCAATGAGATTCTTGGTACAGCTGAAGCTTTAGATGCACCTAGTTGCAATCATGGCCACATGGAATGGCGCACTGGTCATTCTGCTAAGACTGGTAAAGATTGGGCTGGATTCTTCTGCGCCACCAAGGGTCAAAGTGGTGGCATGGATAAGTGTCCAACGCATTGGTATAACTTAAGCAGCAGTGGTAAATGGGAACCGCAGAAGGCGAGGGTATAATGGGATACATAGAAGTTCATACTCCATACGGCTGGGTTAATCTTGAGGATGTACCACTGTTCAATGAGATACCTTGCCAGTTATGCAATGCACCTACCATGATTCACGATCTAACATTTACAGTAGCTGAGGATGGATTGATTAAGCCAACTGCTACATGGCAGTGCAATAAGTGTAAGGCAGTCAATGGATAAGGAAACGCTACTCATGATTCTTACACTAGCTCTGTTCATTGGCGGCATTGCAATGGGTTACATGGCTGGGATGAATCATTAGTCAGCACAGAAAGCACAGAGGTTTTCGCACAGAGCGAGTTGTAGCTGAGTACCTATCGACTCAGTGGCAGGGCGCATGT